TGAGCCTGGGGAGAAGCTGTTGTGCTATGTAAGCACTAAGCTATTGATCAGTCCACCACCAGACCGACAGCAGCATCGGTACGAATGGTCTTAACGCCGTACAGGGTATCGGCAGTCATCAGATCAGCCAGCCACTCTTGCTTGTACTGGGTCTGTGAGCGAACACCCATCTGCTCAACCAGCGTGAATGCATCACGATGGAAGAGGCCAGCGAGGCGTGCGCCAGACTCAGGAGTCGGAGCATTGCTGGAGATGTAGACTTCGATACCGTACAGGTTGCCAACACGACCGTTGCGGATGGTGTTGCCAGCGCCGGACTCACCAGTAAAGGCTTGCTCGGTGTAGCGGTCAGTACCCATCAATGCGTTACGCAGTACGGGCGGGATAACGAAGGAACGGCCATCCATCGGCACATCAGCATCGTCAAGATACTGAATAGCACGGCGGAAACCGATATCGCTAAACTTACCTTCGCCAGCAGCCAGCGAACCATCATAGGCAGCTAGAGCACCAGTCGAGTCGGTGAACGTGAAGACACGGCTGTTAGCATAGCTAGAACCGTTACCGTCACCAATAGACTTCCACAGCGTCCAGATGTCGCTATCAACTTGCACGCCGAGCGAGTAGCCTGCGTCATCCGTGTAGAAACGGCGCAGCGAGGGCAGTGCCTGAACGGTCACGATGTCCTCAATCAAACGGCTGTACTCATAGTGCTTGTCAATGTTGACAACCACTTCGTCTTCAGTAGCAGCAATCAGAGTAACCTGAGAGCTAGCAACCTTAGCAGAAGCAGTGCCACGGGTGGGTTTCGGAATGTGAACGGTGTCACCTTTCTTACCCTTGAAGTTCATCTTGTTCACGAGGTTAGCGAGAACCAGTGACTTTTTATATGCAGCAACAATCTCGTCACTCCAAATCTCAGGAATAAACTTTGCTGCGGTTGTCGTTGTTACGTTATTAGTACCCAAAGGCATTTTTAAATCTCCTAAAAGTTAAGTTTTACTTAACCCGTCCCTCTGCATACGCCGCAAGAATCTCATCTTGTAGTGAATAGTAGCGGTCAGGGTCTTCCAATTGTAGTCGGATAAGGTCTGCTCTTCGATAAACCTTAGAAGTTGTAGGAGCAGAAGCATTAGAACCAACATCTACAGTAGCTGATTTAACTGCTGCTTTTTGGGCTGCTTTAACTTCTGGAGAAGGTTCAGCAACTTTTGAAACAGCTTTAGGTTTAACATAGTTCCAGGTACTAAGAAGTTCTGCGGCAGAATCAAAATCCATTTCTGCATCTGCTGCTGCGTATAACCTTAAACGCACTGGAGAGGCTTTAACCCACTCCGCAAATGTAGGATCTGCTACAGTACTTTCAAAATCTGGAAACTCTGTTTTCAGTCTATTCAATGTCTGCATCCGTTTAATTTCAAAAGCCTGTTCTCTGGCTTCTTTAACTACAGGATGCTGTTCTACTGCTTTGTTTACATACTTCTTAGGATCTTCAAAGAAGTCAATCTCGTCTTCTTTTGTAGCAGGAACTTCTTCTTTTTTAGTTTCGAGTTGTCGCTTGATTAGTTCGTCAGCCAGTTTACGCACTTCACCAACTTCTTGGGCTTGACGACCAATGAGCTTCTCAGCCTCTTGGTGCATCCTGATGATTTCATCAAGACTCTTGCCCTTGTACTTGGGTGGAACAACTTCTTCTACAGAAGTTTCTTCCTGTGCTACAGGCTCTGGAGTTTGCTCAACTTCTTGAGTCTCTTGTTCCTGTGTAATGTCAACTGCGCCTTCTACTTCTTGCTCTTGCGGGTCGATAAGTTCTGCCACATTATCCTCCTGTCCACAATGGATTCTAGGAAATTAAAAAATGCCCATCGGATCAGCTATTTTTTTCGCTTTTCTTTTGATAGGCTCTTGCTGCCTGCTCATGTTTTCTAGCCCACGCATCATGTGCTGTTGGAAACGCACCTGTGATGCCCTCCAACACAAAGCGGGGTGACGAGATAATACGAGCAGCTTCATTGTGACAATGTGGACACTCAACTGAGCGAACCTCATCATCAACAAATTTTTCAGTGATGTGGTCTTTCACACATCTAAATTCAAATATCCGCTTCATCGTTGTAACTCCTCATAAGCATCTTCGGACGCTTCCTTGAGTTTAAAGATGAAGTTAAGGATGTCTAACTGTCCCTTGGCATAGTACAAATCCTCTATGCCATTGCACCTGTCTAAATCCTTAGATACTTCTTCAATCTTGCGTAGGTCTTCGATTAGATCTTGCCATCCCTTGGATGCCATCATGTCGAACCTAGCCTCGTAATAGGCTTGTAACTCTTTATCCACAGTTTCTCCTTATTAGGACTGTGTTGTATTTCTACAACATATTCTTATTATACCATATTTTTATAGATTTGTCAAGTATTTACTGGACTTTTCTATTCATTTGTGCTTCTACAATATTTTCCTTGGTCTGGATTTCTCGTTCCTTAAGGATTAGATCTGCTATTTTTGCACGGCGGTCAAACTCTCCTTGTTGTCCTCCATCTAAGTTAGCAGTCACTGACTGAATAACTTTAGCTCTTAACTCTTCAGGAGCAAGCTGTGCTTCAACCAAAGTTTTTTGAGCTTTAGCCATAGCCTCTTGAGCGTCAGCTTGAGACTCTGCAGCCCTTGAATTAAGTTCATTAATTTGAGCTTGGACTAATTGAAGCTGGGCTTGTACCTGTGCCTGTTGAATTGCTTGTGTTTCAGGGTTAGGTTGATTCATTTGATCAAGCGCAGCAGCTAACTCTTCTTTATTCGACAGACTAGAACCTTTAATAATACCTTTTAGCACCAACGGCAAAACTGGAGATTCTGGTCCAAGGGTTTGCAGTAGGCCAATGAACTGTTGCTGCTCGTACTCCCTAGCAACCATGCCAAGAGTGGAGGCAGGGGTAAACTGGAAGTCACGGCTAGGATAACGCTCTGGGTCAAACTGCATATACCGATAGGCGACCTTTTTAATCAGAGGGATTAGGAAGTCATCCTGGAAGTTCATCAGAGCCTGCTTGTTCTTCTTAATGATAGAAGACATAGCCAGGGACATAGACGCACCACCAGCCTCACCAGAAGCCACTGCACGGGTCATGGCTTGGCTATCAAGAGTACCTGTGGCCTGAAGCAGCATGGTTTCAAACTGCTGGGCAGTCTGGATATTAGCTGCATCAGTAGAACCAAACTTAAACGGGAATAGTATCTCGTTAGGATTACCGTTAGTAAGTAGTGTCTTTCCAGGTTGAACCTTATAACTTACACCTCGTGGTAGTCTTGTAGCGTCTGCGGCCATCATAGGAGCCGTAGTAAGAGCCAAAGAATCAAGATGACTACGCAATTGGGCATCAATAGCCTTCTGCATATTGTAGCCTTTTTGTACTGTCCCCATACCAACCAATCGACCAGGAACCTTTTCAGGTGTATAGGTTACAATTGGACGGTCCTTCATCATGTAAGGATTGGATTCAGCTTTAAGAAGATACTGATTGTTAGCGATAACAACTACAGCTTCAACTAAATCGCTATATGTATCTGCATCGCTATCTTCTGGAAATAAATCAACTACTTCTTTACCTTCGTTTTCAAGTTGTTTTAAATATTCACGAGGAACTAAACCGTAGTAACGAAGGATTCGGACCTTGTCTTCTTGGTATAGTGTATCCAATTGATTTGGCTCAAGAGCATTATCAGTATACTCAGGACCAATATTAACCTTTCGGTAGATGCCATCTTCGATTCCTTTCACAACCTTAAATAGGCTGGTATACTCTTCGACAGCAACCCCAAGACCGTCATCTACTGTATCAGAGTTAGGGTCCCAAAGGAAATTACGAGGGTGAATAGATTTAATTGGAACAGTTACACGCTCTGTTTCTAGTACACCAATAGCTGCGTTAGTTCCTCCTGGTATAGGTTGAGTAGCTGGGATAAATTCTAGTGTTGATTTAACTTGAATTTCAGCAATACCAAGACCAAATACCTCAGCGTTGCGGTCTACTTCAGACCAAACTTTGTCTGCTTTATCTCTTTTTAAGTCTTCATGGAGTTGTTTTTTCATCATCTCCACATCAATACCGTCAGTATCAGCAGCATCGTCAGCTAACTCAAAGAATTCACCACGACCAGTAGTAGCCTCCATAATCTCGGAGGTCTTGTTCTCTACCGCCTGTCGGATAGCAGGAGACACAATCCTTGAACGCTCTGACTCCCTGGTCTTGTCTTCATCAGACCAGATGCCATAGTATAGACGCTCGTATTCGTCCCACTGTTTTTCGTAATTTACTTCCTTATGCTCTCGCCAACGATCACAATGTGAAGTAATAAAACTAATTAATTCTTTATCTGACTCAGTAACTGGGTCTTCTTTAAATTCAGCCATGTTTATTCCCTAGTAGTGTCGCCAAAAGGATCAATATATTCTAACCTGGAGTCAACAGATTCACCAGACTGATTAATAAACTCTGTTGGACCAAGAGGACGCTTAAACTGATTCACTGTAAAAGGATCTTGTCCCATAGTTTGAGGAAATGTTTTGCCTTTTGTTATTGATTTTTGTGGACCAAACTTTGCCCAAATAGGATCTTCAAAACGAATCTGTACATTGCGTGCTTCTGCTTCGCCGTAGTTTTTTAAGTAATCTTCTGTAGCTCTTTGTCTATCTTTTTCTGAAGCTTCAAACCATTTTTTGTTTGTATATTTTTTTAATTCTTTATCTCGGCTTGTGCCTTGGATAAATCTTTCAATTTGTTGTGCGTAATGCTGAGCTTCATGTAGTAAACCAGAAACAACCTGTACTGGGCTTTGGTCAATAAAAGGTTGCGACCCAATATTTAAATCAATAATCTGACTGTTAAAATTGTAAGCCCCAAAAGATTCTGGCTTATCAGGTTCATTAACAATACGAATTTCTTTTTCAGCTAGAGCAGGATAAAAATCATATAGTCGAGGATGGCTTAATAAATCTTTAGCTTTGTATACTTCACCTTCTTCTAGCATATCTGTAGGAATTGTTAACTTAGCCCCAGTATCTGGAATCTCAAACCTAAGCTTTCCATCTGGTCCAATACCCATTCCTGTTCGAGCAACTTGATCTTCAAAGGTTGCCCCACGAGTTGCCATGTCTCTGGCAAGTTTCATGTTTTGTTCAATTATGTTTACTTCTTCATCTGGAGCAACAGCAGTATAATTAATTAAAGCTTCTTGTCCACCAATAATTTCAGGATATTCTAATTTAGCAGGCTTCATAGTCAGTAAACCTTTTCGGTCTGACATAGTACTAGCTGCTAGTAAATCAGCATCGTTGACTAAACCTCTAAATAAGTTTATAATCCCGCTCATATTAGTATCCTGATATAGGGTCTAAAGCCTCATACTCGTCATCTTCAACCATGTCTGTAAACTCTGTGATGCCTATCTGGTCAATATACGCTAGAGCATCAATTAAGTCATCATGCACCTGTGGGTTTGGAAAGTTAAGCAGTTGGTCTACAAACTGTTTATTCCAATCGCCTCTTACTAACTTAATCCTTCCATGCTCGAAGCGTCCCTGGAGCGCCCAAACAATCCTGTCTGTCTTCTTCTTGTTGCCATGAGTCAGTTCTGTCACCGAGATGAAAAATGACTTCCTCTTCATCAAGTCTTGTAGGTACGGGAGTACGGCGTTCTTTGCCATTCCTCGCTCTATACCTACTAATCGAACATCGTAACTTCTTGCTGTTTCTAATATCTTGTTTGCGGTTTCTTTGATATCCCATCTTCCTGCTACAATCGTATCGACATACCAACCATCAAG